TCGGGATGCGCTCTTTCCGTAAGGAAAAGCAGAATGACCCTGTGCTCGATGAGGAAGCCGTCTTCACCAAGATCCATTGGTACAAGGAGACGAAGGAAGGATTATTAATAGAAAACACTGATATCCTGGTACCATGGGAAGAGCTGAAGGGGACTGCCCGAGGGGCGCTTGATCCGGCAACGGGCGAGACGAAACCGAAGGCGGGGGCGCTTGGTGACTTCGCATCAATCAGCACAGGGTATAAGGATTCCAAAGAGCGGCTTTTCTTGCACAATGTGTGGATTGAGCGCAAGCCTCCAACGGTATTTATCGAGCAAATTTTCGAGCTTCACCTAAAGTTTCAGTACCATTCGTTTGCGGTCGAGACGAACCTTTACCGGAATCTCTTGATGCAAAACATTGTTGCAGAGCGCAAGAGACTGGAGCTGAAATATAACAAGATAATCCGAATCCCTTTCTATGAAGTCGAAAACGTGGAGAATAAGCGGAAGAGGATTTATGCGCTTGAGCCCAAGATAACTCACGGGTGGATTCTCTTTAATCGTGCATTGCATCAAGTCTTTTTGGACCAAGTGGAGCAATTCCCTCATGCTGACCATGATGATGGACCAGATAGCCTAGAGATGCTTTGGAAGCTCGTTCAGGGCTTCTATAAACCTGCGCCCATGTCCATCAACCCGATGGCACGGATCGCATGATAAAATAGCCGAGCAAGCTAAGAGGGTGGGGAATGCTAAACGGATACAAGCTTTTTACGAAGTTCATGCGACCGCCTCGGGAACGCTTCAAGAAGCGCCGCGAGAATAACCTGGGGATCATTGCGGCCCGGGCGACCAAGTACGAATCCAAGCGTTGGAGAACTCCCGAGCTGGAGCTTCTTGATGCGTATTATGAAAATCGCCAATATGACCATTTGCGTCCGTGGGACGACACCAAGGACCACCAGACTGACGAATACGTGCCCGTCAGAATGCGCTCGCCGCGCATCAAGTACGCCTTTGCCAAGACCCTATCCAAACGGGTTGCCTCCCGCTTAGTCGGTAGCCGTACCTTCCCGACCTTCGTCATCGAGGAAGACCCAGACACACAGCGTTACCTTTTGGCAGTCGTTGCCGCAAGCTCGCTCCAATCGGAGATCCTCGAACCAATGCGCAAGATGCTAGCGCAAGGCTCCTCCTTCGTACGATTTTTCATTACCGATGGCCAATACGTCATCCAGTACCACAATGCCAAGAATTGCTACCCGAAGTTTACCCAGGCCGGTGAACTCGAATCCATGCGGATTCAGTACGTCTACGAAGACGAGAACGAAAAGGACGATCAAGGCGATCCGGTGGAGAAGTGGTACCGCATCGACTTAGGGCAGTACGAAGATATCTTGTACGACAACCCCGAGTTTGATGAAGACTCCGAAGAGGAGCCTGTCTTTACTCCCGTGCAGACGGCTGAGCATAACCTTGGCTTTGTGCAGGGCGAGTGGTTCCGTACTTCCCGCTGCAAAGTGGATGGCTACGCACTGACAGAAGACATCCTAGATTTCATCGACGACATCAATTATTCGCTAAGCCAAAGCTCTCAAGCGGTGGCTTACAACCAAGACCCGCAGCTCTTGGTCAAAGGGCTTTCAGGGGAGGAGCTCGAGGATCTCATTCGCTCGAGTACCAAGGGATGGAACGTCGGCAAAGACGGTGAAGCTACCTTCTTGGAGAGCAACCTAACCGGAGTCGAGCGAGCTAATGAGCTGCGCGACAAGCTCCGTCTTGGCATCAATGACATTGCCCGCGTGGTGTTCCTCGATCCCGATAAGCTCAATGCCGCCAACATGAGCGGTAAGGCTATGGAGATTCTCCATGGTCCGCTGGTGGAACTCATTGAAGAGATTCGCCCCGTCATCGAGCCTTCGCTTAAGAAGCTCACGATCAAGATGGCGATGGCCAACATGATTCTCTCTGGTAAGGGTGAACCGTGCCCCATCACCATACCGCCAGGCTTCCAAATCAAGAGCCTGGAGATCACCACTAACTGGCCTCCGGTATTTCAATCAACCATGATTGATTTACAACAGAAGGTGGCCGTCACTTCCTCGGCCACAGCCGCTAACCTTATCTCGAGAGAGACAGGCACCAGGTACCTCGCCAAGGATTTCGATGTGCAGGATGTGGAAGCGGAGATCGAGAAAATTGCGGCACAGCCGGTACTAAACCCATTTGGAGCTTTTTAAGGAGCTAAGCCATGATTAAATTTGCACGCACTACCACAAAGCTAAAAATCTCCAACAAAGCACTGGGCATCGGCGCTCTGGTACTTGGTGGAGCCATTGGCGGCGCTGCGGTGGGGACTCCTGGACTTAAGAAGCAGGCTTCCATGGATGCTGCTGTGACCTCTGGCCTCGTCGGCCTGGGCGGCCTCGCAGCCTGGAAGCACAAAGGCAAGCTAGCCAAGATGGCTACCGACAAGGGAAGAGTAGTATTCCGCATGGTGCGTGGTCGTTTAAGAGTTTTCAGGGTGAAATCATGAGAGTTCTTTTAGGCTTCCGCAAAATTGCTGGCAAAGTCATTCCCATCTTCCAGAAAAGCCAGAAGACCGTTTTGCATACCGGCCAAGTGAGCAAGAACCTCCTTGACCGCCATCGCCTCACTACGGGGCTTGGCATCATCGGTGGCACGTCGCTAACCGTCCATGAGACTGGGCGACAGCTTCGTAAGAAGGTAGGGCCTGAGAAGACAGACAGTATCCAGCGCAGCGTTGGAAAGTTCGTCATCAACTTTGGCGTCACCTCTGCCGCTTTGTACGGGGCTCAGCGATACGGTGGTAAGCGGGTCAGAGAATCGATCCATGCCGCTCTCAACGTGTTTAATAAGGGAGCTGGAAAGGGAGTGGTTCCGTGAGTAAGGATAATCGTAGAGTAGTCTTTCGCAGAGTCCGTGGCCGCATCGTTCCTATCCGCATGAAAGAAGCCTCAATTGATGTCGCGGGCGGTACCGCTGTGGCCGTTGGCACTGGCTATATCGCTGGCAAGATGTTTGATGCGCCCAAGGGCGTGCGAAAGCTTGCCAAGAACAAGCTCTTTCAATCTGCTGCGGAACAGGCACGGCACGTCTTTAGACCGCCTATGAGCGATGCTTTCCAGGCGACGTTTCCCGAAGCTGCATTAGGCCAGGTGAAACGCACCAAGAATAACCCAGTCAAAGCCTACCGCCAGTTTAAGCGGCTCGATAACGTAGCCAAGATCATGCCCAAGCTGGCAGTACCTCTGTTTATTGGCGGGGCTGCCCTTGGTGGGGCGCTTATCGCTAGGGGAATAGCAAAGGGGCGGAACGAGAAGAAGCCCACGCTAGGGACCGCTGTGGCGCAAAATATTGGTGACGCGGGAGCTTTCGGCGTAGCGGGTCTGACCATCCTACGCACCAGGGGCGTTAAGTTTGGGCCTGCGTTAAAAGAAGTCTTTACCGTGACTCCTTCGTTCCTCAAAAAGTTTAAGAGGTAATCGTGCCATTCTTTGAGGAAGTCGATGCGCTCCAGATAGCGGAAACGCACATTCAACAGGTGCTTAAGCTTGAGGACAAGGCTGCCGAGCGTCTAGCCAAAGCCTACCGCTCTTCCCGTCGTCGGCTCAATGACCGCCTACTCACAATCTCGGGAGATAAATTCACGGCCCAGCAGCTCCGTGGTGCCTTGGTCCAGATCGATTCTGCTCTGGAAGCCATGGCCTCCGGCATGAGCGCCGAGATGGTAGATGCTGGGGACATGATTGCCCGCGCGGGCGCAGAAGATATCCTTTCGGAAATCAATGCCTTTGATGACCATTTCCTCGGGGCCATAACCCCCATTAATGTGAACGCGGTAGCCATAGCTTCCGATACGAACAATCTCCTGATTAACAAGTACCAGTCGAGTCTCGAGACGTATTCGCAGGAAGTGAGAAGCCAATTGGCCCAGGCGATGACCAACGCGGCGATTGAGCAAGTCCCATACAGCGAGATCATCCGACGAGTAGGGCAATTCTTTATCGCAGAAGAGTGGAAAATTCACCGACTCGCAAGAACAGAGCTGCACCAAGTCTACAACCTTGCCAAGATGAAGAGCATGGAGAGTCTTGCAAAGCGTGCAGTACCAGATTTGAAGAAAACCTTGATTCATCCCATGGACTCCCGCACTGGAAAAGATAGCAAGTACGCTAACAAGCTAAACTTAATTGTACCCATCAATGAGCCATTCCGATATAAATGGCAGGGTCAAGAGCGAGTGTATATGACTCCTCCTGATAGGCCAAATGATCGGTCGATCCTAGTGCCTTACCGAGATTCATATGGGGGAACTTAATGGCAACAGACAAGATGGTTTTGGAAGTAAAGGGAATGTATCGCCAAGAGCCTAATGGCAAGTGGACTTGCTGCGTGCGGTTCTTCTGTGACGGTAAATATGACCCCGAGACTGATGAAATATTGGGGCCTTTTGAGACGAAAGAAGAAGCTGTTAAGCAGCTCGATGAAATTAAGGCAGCCTTCACCGAGGAGCTGAAGAAGCATCCTGAAATGACAGAGCCGGAAGCAACGCACGCCACCAATGAGACTTTGCATTAATGAAACTCATTGAACGCGTCCTAGAGATGAAACGAAACTGGGATACTGAATTCATTGACCCGCCAAGAGCCATCTTGGCAGGACCAATAGAGTACGTTGGTTTGCGCGATGAGCTTATCAAGCTGTGCGATGAAACCAGTTACTTAGGTATCGTTGGCCTCGCAGAACGTCCCTACTTTCGTGGGGAATTTAAAGTAATCAACATTTTGGTAAAGCCAAAGATGACGCCAGGGCTCGACTTTGAGCTAAACGAATCACAATGCATGGAGCTGGCAAGTCGTACTATCCGGGACAGCTTGCGAGTCGTCTAAGTGGGGCGCTGGGATTTGCGCCGATGTCGGGGAGATGGTTGCCCCGTCGCAAAATCCTGTGAGCGTTTTTGGCTACGTTTCGACAAGACAAGGTATTATATTGAGTCCGTCTACCCAGGCGAGAAGGGTTGTCACCTTTGGGTTGAGCGGCGTGGGCCTGAAAAGAAAAAAGAGATGAAGCTAGCTGATTACAAGTTCCCGTTTGGAAGCCACAAAGGCAAAACGCTGGAACAGATTTACAAGGCAGATCCGAATTACCTGATGTGGGCTCGAGATGAACTCAACCCGCCAGTATCAGACAAGGTGGCAGATTACTTGGCTGAGAAGAACAGAGAGATAGTGGACAGGGGGAAAAATGTGGATCGCAATTATTGAAATTCTCGGAGTCATCGCCAAGGTTCTGATTGTCTTCTTCGTGGCCTCCGCTTTCTTTAAAGCCTGCGCGGATATGGCCTACATTCGCGAAAAGCTCGAGCAGTATGACCTGCAATCCAATGCGTCATCGGAAGACGAAGAGGACAGGGTATAATCTCCGCACTGGGGGATTTCATGACGTCGCTCTTTCTTTTTGCTCTTAGCCTTCTTCCTATTCAATTACCGCAAATGAACGCGGAGCCTGGTACTGTGTACAGCTCGCCAGTCAACGCAGTGACGGTGGTCGAAGCCTATTTCAATACCTGCCCGTACTGTAATTACAATGCCCCCAACGTCGACGAACTCGCCGACGAATACCGCAGTAACGACCGCGTGCAGGTGCTTGACGTGGGAATCGACCGCAAAGACTCCGACTATCAATCATGGATTGGTAAGCACAAGCCCAATCACCCCGTGCTGAAAGACTCCTCACGCATCCTAATCAACCAGCTTGGCACAAAGAGCTATCCCTCTACCTATGTCATTGGCTGTGATGGTCAGGTGCTCATGAAGACGTCAGGACAATGGAGCCAATCAACCAAGCGAAAGATTCGCGATGCAGTAGAAGCTGCCTTAAAGGTGGATTGTGATTAAGGTTCTCGATACTGGTAACGACGCTAGAGAGCTGCTCCAAGAGCGTGCCAAGGCGAACACCAAGCTACGTGCCGTCATCATCATTGAGCTGCACCAGGATGGGACTCAGCGCCTCATGACCAGCAATTGCAGCCAGTACGAAAAGTGTTTCCTCAAATCCTTTTTCGACGCCCAAGTAAATAAATGGTTTGAGGAATCTTACGTTGTATCTCCTGATAGTTAGGCGATAATCCCACGCATGGGGTATGGGCTTAAGTTAGAGTTACGGCATTGTCTTAAACCAGGCTGTCCGAACAAACCTTTTTCGGTACTTGAAACCAGTCAGCAACGCTACTGCTGCCAAGACCACAACCCAGACCCTTCCAGGAAGCTCCCTGCTATCAAAGCAAAACTGAAGCGCCTTACTTTAGACAATAAAATGAAGATGATTAATTGCGCCAGGGAACTTCTCGAGCAAGCAACCCCGCGCGAGCTGATGGTACAGGTAATGAATGACCGAGGTTTTAAAACCCCTTTAGGTCAAAAGATAACTGCCAAGTATCTTGCCAATTTCCTTTACTTCAACGGATTTTCAAAGAAGCGAGAAACGCGATGAGTTCTTACGTCAATGCCGATCCTAAGATAATGTGCGTTGCCTGCGTGAATCGTAGGGCTGATTGCTTTCATCACGTAAAGACTCGAGGAGCTGGCGGGTCTGATGATAAGTGGAACCTGATGCCGGTATGTATCGCGCATCACAATGCTATTCACATGAAGGGTACCTCTTGGATGGCTTTTACTTTCCAAGGCGTGGACCGTTGGTTACAAAAGCATGGCTGGGTAAACGATAGTTTTAGAAAGAAATGGCTGCCGCCGAATGGAGCATTGGAGTGAGCAAGAAAAAGAATTGCGAAGAGCACGATTTGACCTGGCCTTTTTGCACAGATCCTAGAGGGGCTTTTCGCTGTAAGCGATGCGGGATTTTAGTTCGATGGTGTATGAAAACCAATAAACCAATTCCATACGGGCAACCCGTTCCGAAGGGGGAAAAGTGACCGTCTTCGTCGTTCAAGTCGGTATTGGACCTTCGATGTGCTGCTATCGGTGTAAGCATATTTTTAAAGAGGGGGACGAAACCTTGATTTATCAAAAATCAGTTTACTTTCGTTGGCCGAAGCAGAGAAAAAAAGCCAAAGCCAACACTCACAATGGGCTGCGGATTCACTTGAGGTGCGCATGACCACACTCGAAACGCTACTCAAACAGGTTGAGGAATTGGATGCGAAGGCGACGAAAGGGCCCTGGGTCACGAGTATTCAACACGGCCAGGCAAATATCGGAAATCCATACCTAGGTAAAACGATAATGATACCTACATCGGCGGGAGAGGCAATCCAGGACTGTTTGTTGGCGTCTAAGTACAGGGAAGCCGCTCCCATCCTCGTCGCGCTCGTTCGCAAGCTGGTGGAGCAACGTGACGGCTACGCCGAGGCGCTAAACTTGCCGACGACAAATTCAGGAAGAAAAGACAATACCGACCTCGACGCCATCGTTGCGAAGCGGTTGAGGGGGGAAGATTCATGACGGTAAGTATTATTAAATCTGTAATTGCAATTCTGATTCACACCGCAGTCGGTTTCCCTCTTTTTTATTTAGCGAGACAAGGAATAAGTAGCTGGGAACTGGCGCTACTCGATACCATAGTTCTTTTCGCACTCATATTTTGGGTTAATAGAGAGCCGAAGCGGTTGAGGGGGGAAGAGTGAATATCAAAATTATAATGAAAGACGGTACAATCAAAAAATTTCTTCATGAGGGCAGACCGGGTGGAAGTTACACCAAAACTATCAAATATGAGGGTGGCTTTGCTGTTGTGGAAGATGAGTGGGGTAAGACGATTGCGATTCCGCAGCAAGACATTCAAGAAATCGAAGCTACGCCATGTAGGTATTGAAATGACCCCCCTACACGACACCCTCAACGACCTGGAAGAAAAGGCGAAGAAGGCGACGCAAGGAAGGTTTCAATTTAGGTCGACGCCCGTTTACGGGATTCGCGTGCTGAATTCTCTAGGTAAAACTCTGGTTCGATTAGGACCAGCATCAAACCTGCGTATGGACGCCGAATACATCGCCGCCTGTTCCCCCGAGACGGTGCTAACCCTCATCACGGCGCTGCGAGAGGCGGAAGAAGCCCTCAAGAGAATTGAGAATCCTGTATTACGTGGACGCCCGTCTTACGCTGATTGGGAATTGCGGCTGATTGCCCGAGACTGGCGCGCCAAATTTCGCTGCGCTCAAGGTCCTACGGACAAAACGAAGGGGGAAAAATGATGAGTACACTAGATTGCGGGGACAACTCATGTATGTTTGCGTTGGAAAAGAAGGGTATGCGCACGAACGGTGGCTGTAGGTGTTTGGAGAACGCCACTGGCAAGCGCAGCCAGTTAGAAGGCTTAAGGATATTGTTACCCGAGGTACTAAAACTCCGAGCTGAACTCGCCGAGGCTCTTGAGGTGATTGAGTATTACGGGAACAAAGAAAACTGGGACGATCATGTTACGCCGACGATTTGGGACGATGGTTCGGTTGACTTAGGAAACAGAGCCCGAGCCTTTCTCGCGAAGTATCCGAAGGGGGAGAAGTGATCCCATTTATTCTTGCTCTAGCGAGCTTCAACATCTCCAACACGCAGGATTACGAGGTAATGCGCTTTGAATGCGTGCCTGCAACTCCAGCTACGGTGGTATCAGCTCCGTGCCAATATCAGTACCTCGTCATTGTGGACAAAGACGGTAAGGAGCATCGCTACCGAATCGAGGACGTGAAAGAGCAAGCCATCAAGGAGCTAAAGAAGCTCGAGGTAAAGGAAGAGGATAAAAAGTAATGGCGCTCGACTATGCAACCTTAAATCTCGATTCCGTACTTGGCCCCATCAAAACCCAAACTGACAACGCATCAATGCTTATTGTCGCTATGAGGAGAGCGGCTTTTGATGGTTGGAAGCGAACCACCAAACCCGAGGACCGAAAGGTTATTGTGGACGGTAAGAAGTATCGCCTTACTCCGTTGGAGTCTTCGGAAGCTTCTTCATAAGCTCTTCGTGCTTTTTAACGAACTCCTGAAACTTTTTTTTGAATTCGTAGGTGCATCGGTTCGGCTCGCTGCAAAGCTTTTCGATGGCAGCCTTAATCTCGCCAAAGTCTTCTTGAGTCATGCAGCCTCGACCGAATCGCTCCGCTTCCCATTGGGCAGGGGTAAGCACGCGCTCCTCGTCTTTCAGGGTATTCTCGCAAATAGCTCCCTGGTTGCCAGCATCCCAGCAAAGCTCAGTGTTCTTTATCTCAACCTTTGCGCACGCGGTACTTAGTAAGATTCCTAACAGCCAAGCGAAACTCCTCAAGCTTCTTTGCACGATCTGCCTCCGTAGCAGTTGGGTCATTTTGGATGATCTTTAACTCTTCCGTTTTCTTCTGCGCTTCAGTGACTTCTTTCGATACCGCGTTGTCGATCGCGTTGTACCTGGCCCAAGTCTCGATCATCTTGTAGAGCACGCCAGACAGATAGGATACGCCAAGACCGATGATCCAGCCAATGACCGGCATTCCCGTAAGGGTAGCGAGGAAGGGGATGAACTTACCTAAGAGACTAATGCCCAAAGAGAGAAGGGCTTTGATGATGGCTTTTCCGGTAGCTGAATCCATGGGCTCCTTAGCGGCTTGCAACGAAAAGAAGGATGACCACCAAAACGGCGATTAACTTAGTCATGTGGCCTCCGTGTAATACGGATTGTAACGCTGAAACCCGCTATGGCTTTGGCTCTTAACGTCAAAGGCCGTTTGAGACACGGAAAGCGGTTCAAAACGTCCGTTGACAATAATTCCGAGGCTTCCGGGGGAATCCGGGCACATTGGGTCGGAACTTTCCAGGGACATTCAGCGATATGCAATGCGTTAAAAGCGTGTGAATAGAATTTTAAAAAACCATGTGAATAGAGCTGTAAGAACCTAATATGATGTGCGTTTTTCTATTCACATAGAAAAGCCCCTCGCTTCAGCAAAGCGTAGGGGCCGGAAGATTGAGAAAGGCTATTTTGCGGATTTGTGCTGATTGGCTAGGTGATTCTCTAGAATCCATCTGATGTGAGTTGAAAGCTTTCTTTTGAGTCCGGTACGGTTTCCCTCCTCGAGCATGTCCATTTCCAGCCTTTTAAGCGTGGTTAAACTGCATCTGATAGGCGGAAGAACGTGGTCTAGGTTGTCGGTGGCCGCTGGCGCTTCCGGCGCAACCACGGCGATTTTACGCGGTTTCATGCTGCCCTACCGCAATGGTCTACTCTGTCCAGCTCGCGGAGTAGCTCCAGAACCTCGGCATAGGCTTCCGCTTTGTGCTCGCAGGTGTCTATTTCAATGCCTTGGTGCTTGAGCAGATTAGCCTTGTGCTCCTCGGCCTCGAGCTTCTCTCGAACGATTTCTTTAAAGATTACCCACTTATTCGCTGCCATGGATCACCTCTTTGTAGTGCATTGGTTATCAATGCATCTCATTGCATTGTAACAGTGTGTCGAGCTTTTTCCTATAAGTATCCGTAAAATTTGTGGTTCTGCGGAATGTCCGCAAAGGGAAACGTAACTAGAAACCAAAATGGGGTATAATCATGGGCAAGAACCAGCCTGATGCTGATCACGAAAAAGACAAAGGTCGCCAAGACGGTGACGATCAAGAAGACAACTTAGAAGACGACGACGAAGAGGGGTCTGATGACTCTGGCAAGTCGAAGAAAGCTAAAGGGTCTTCTCGGGAAGAACAAGACGACGAGGAATCGGATGACGATGACTTGTCGGATTGGGACCCCAAAAAGGTGAAGGGTTACGTCAAAAACCTTCGCAAAGAAAATGCGCGGTATCGGAAGGACGCTCAGCAGACCAAGACGGAACTGGCAGACCTTCGGAAACAATTCACTGGAATCCAGCAAGGCGTTGCGAAAGCAATCGGCTTAAAGGAAGGCGAAGACCTGTCACCAGAAGAACAGGCGGAAGCACTCCAGGGGCATTTGGGAGCCACGCAGTTTCAAAAAGCTGTCTTAGAAGCAGCATATGGGTTTGGTGTACCGCCAGACAACTTGGAATACTTCGAGTACCTCGTGCAGAAAAAAGCCTCTTCTCTGGAAGAAGGGGAAGAACTTTCCGAGGATGACTTGCAAGACCTCGCCAAACGAGCCAAGTCGTCTGTGGCAAGTGGGAAAAAAGGCGCGAGTACCAGCGTTTTTGGTAAGAGCCGACGCTCTGCTGAAAGCGATGAAGGCGATGGGGATGAGGAATCGGATGACGATGATTCAGAACCACCACCATCAAAGGGCTCCAAAGGATTGACTGCCGAAAGGTTCGCAGAAATGGGAACCATCGAGAAGACCAATCTGGCCGCCAAGAATCCCGCTCTTTACGACCGGCTCATGTCTGAAGCTAGACGCAAACGGCTAATCAATAATAACTTTTAAGGAGATCCACAATGGGTGCAACCCTATCTAGTGATTTCGCATTTGAACCGAAGGTTTGGCAGGATCATATCGGTGCCTACTTCGACAAGAAACTTGTTTTCGGTGCCTATGCCTTGGTCGACACCACGTTGACTGCGGCCCCTGGCGAAACCGTTAACTTCCCGTACTTCAAGGCCATCGGCGATGCCGAAGAGCCTTCACAGTCTCAGGGACTTCAGGTTGATAACCTGCAAGACGACAGCTTCTCGGCAACCGTTAAGGAAGTCGGTAAAGCTGTTGGCTTCAAAAAGAAAGCTCTCCGAAAAAGCGCCGCTCAGCGCGATCGCATTTTCGGTGAAGCTCAGAGCCAGTTAGCTCGCGTCCACGCCGAGAAGGTCGATGCTGACCTGATCACGGAACTCAACACGTCAGGCAACTACGTTGCCGGATTTGTGGGAACCGGCACGGGCGACGTTGCCAACATCACCAACATCAACATTGGCCGAATCCAAGGATTTGGCGATAAGGCTGATCAAGCCGTCGCCATCTTCATGCATTCCTACCACCTCCTGTCATTGTTGAATGACAGCACGGCGGGATTCCTGAAAGCGGACGCCATCCCCACGCAAAGCCGTGTGGACGTCCCTGGATGGATGGGCAAATTGTTGGGTATGGACGTGATTGTTACTGATCAAGTTCCGCAAGGAACGGACATCAGCGGCAAGAAAGCCTATTACTCTTTCATTGTGAAGCGCAATGCGTATGGCTTCATGTTGGCGGAAAACATGGATCTCGAAAGAGACTATGACCTCCTCCACCGTGAATGGGTCATCGCGGCGACTCAGTGGTATGCCGTTAAAGGCTTCCACGCGAAGATCGCAAGCAACGATTACCGCGTTGTGCGCAACTTGTTCTGTACAGCAATCAGCGCTTAATAAAGCGTTTGTAAGCCAAGGCGGGTAGAGGAACTCTAGTGGACTTTCGCCCAACCACGATTTCCCGATCCTCTACCCGCCACCCTTAAAATTGGTTGGAAGGAGAATTTAAAAATGGCTCTCAGTAATGAAAATAACCCGAACCTTACGGTTCTGGATTTAGGTTCCATCTCGGCGGATACGTCCACCAAGCTCCCTGGCATGTACTTCCCAAAGAAGTCGGTCATCAAGAGCGTAACCCTTATCAATGGCGCGGCAATCGCGGCCTCTGATTCTAACTTCGTTGCTATCTCTCTCTACAACGGCGCTGACGTCGTTGCTGAGTTGGACAGCCGCGCGGCTCACGAAAACGGACTTGCCGAAAATGTCGGTAAAGCGTTGAACGTGGTGGAAGCTGAGTCTGTGGTTGATGCCGGAACGACCCTGACCATGGACTACCAAGAAACTGGTACGGTAGCCATGACTTCAGCCGTCTTGGTTGTTGAGCACTATCCGCTCTAATCGTGTAGAATTCCCTCTTGGGAAAGTATCCAAAGGGCTGGGGGCTTTGAATCCCCAGCCCCGAGGTTCAAACTAAGGGGAAAATCATGGGTATCTTAGCTCGACGCCGCATGGCGAAAGACCGTGCGCAATCCAAAGCCAAACCTGAAAACAAAGTCTCAAACGAAGTCGAAAAACAGGAAGAGACTAAAGTCACAGAAGAAAAGAAGCCTGTGGTCAGGCAAGAAGGCTTTGAACGGACCAAGAAAAAGGGGCAATAGCGATGGCTCTGACCGATTCACAAAAGGCTGATGTCATCTTCTTCCTGGGCTACCCAGGAACCACCTTGGTATCAACCTCAACCAACTACAACCGCACTACCGCGCAACTCCTCGAGAACCTCACTGACTCAATCGAAAGTCAGGTTCGAGAACTTATCAAAAAGCTGAAGAGCCAAGATGAGCGCCTCGATTCGGCGAATGATCGGGTGGTAGCCCTTAAGGTCGGCGACATAGAAATCAACCCCGATGAGATCATGCATTTGAAGACCGAGCGTATGCGTTTGGTCAAATTGCTATCCAGGCTCTTGGATATTCCGGTAGTCGGCGGTAGCGGCCTCAATTTTAACGTAATCGTCTAAAGGAGAAACTCAATGGGTATGGATTTGAACGCTTTAGAAGCAGAAGTAAAACGGTACGCTTTAGCGGTTCTGACTCGCCGGTACGAGCGCCTTTTAAACCGCAAGGTGGTGCTCTTCCCTTGGCTCCGCGCCAAGTGGTTGCTGCGTAAGATTCGCATCGCCAAAGGCTAACCATGAGCGCCATCGACGGACTCAAAAAAAGCATCAATTCCATCCTGGGCGTGCGCGACAAAGTGGGAATTATCCACGAGGTATTTCAGGTGACTCGCCGCTGGTCCGGGGAATCCGTTGGCTCGGGGAGCGCGACCGAAGTCAAAACCCGCATCCTTCCAACGCCAGGCATTAAAGAATATGCCCATGAGCTGCGCTTAAACGAGGCCGGCACCATCCAGCAGGGTGATATAATTCTCAAAGGAATTTCGAAGGTAAATTATCCGCTGGAAAGCGATCTGAATTGCATCACTGAATCCGAGAACGAGGAAAAGTTCTGGCTCATTGATGGTAAAGAGTACACGACGATTTACATCAAGGAATCGTATGTGACTTGGGATGTTCAGGTCAGGAAGAGGGGACCAAGTGGCAGATAGGAAGATTGTTGGCTTCCGTCGAGTTCGCGGGAGGGTGGTACCGATCTCCGGCCATGTTGCAGGAAATGCCGGAGCGGCAGCCATCGCTGTTGGTGCTGTCGGCTTATACGTCGATAAATCAGCACGTAAAGCCCTCAAAAATGTAAGAGCGATTCAACGCGATATCACTGGTGGGAAAAAAGTAGTTGCTGACCTTGCCGGTAAACTCAAGCACGAAAAACTTTTGAGAGACATGAGTACCGGCGATTACCTGATGAATCGCAATAGCTTGGTGAAGATGACCGACAAGCTCAAAAAACGCTCCGTTGGAAACAAGCAGTTCGCACGGTTGGCCATCAGGGAAATTAGAAGCGCCGCCAAATGGAAAAAGGCCGCAATCGGTTTAGGTGCGCTCTCGTTGGGTGCTTTGGCTTTTCAAAAGGTGACAAATGCAAAGCGTTAAATTTCGAATGATTCGAGGTCGTATTGTTCCAATCGCGCTTGCCTCCGGCGTCGGCGCGGCAGCTCTCGGTTACGGACTTGGCAAGACGGATGCGCCGACAAAGGTGCGGCCACAACGGATGCCCTCTCCTCGGAAACCAAAACAGTTTCGGCCGGCCGCTTCTCCGATGAAACGTCAGCAAAGTTCCCAAGGTGGGAATTTGAGCGGTAGGCTTATCCGTACAGGGGTGGGAGTCGCGGGCCTCGGTGGGCTCCTTTCGGCTTACGGACAAGATAAGTTGATGCGGCTCAAAATCATCAAGCCTGTGAAAAACCCTTTCCGAGGAATGCGAGTAGCGGAAAAAGCCACAGTTCTAAAGAAGGTGAAATTTGCCAAGGAAGCAATGGAATGGGGTAAAGCTGGCAAACTGGTTGGATTGACCGCGCTCGGCCTGGGAGTCATCGGGGCATCTTACAGCGCAGCCTGGGGGAAGAATGCAAAGCGGTAATACCAAATTCATTCGAGTGAAAGGCCGGGTCATTCCCATCAAGGAGGATCAGCTTGGTGGGGTAAAAGGACGCTACCGCAAGACGGCGACTGACAATATTTCCAAAAAGGAAGCCGTCACCTCGCTCCGCCGAACCGCTCGGAGTGCCTCCAAAACACAGAACAAGTACCAAGCCGCCTACACTTTTAGCTCGGCCGCTTCTTTGGCTTTTCTTGGAGCTGCACTTCTCGCAAGGAAAAATGCGGGACTCGCTAGGAAACTGGCGTTAGGTGGATTGGCAACAGTAGGGACTGGTGTTGCCAGCGGTATTGCTTCGGAATCGGCGGGAGCTTATGCCTCCCAAGCTCGAAAAGACGCGTCTCGAATCAACAAAGAAAAACCGCTCTCCGGTGAGCTTCGTGGAGCCAGGGCAAAAGCACGGGCCTATGCTTCCCAACTAGAGCAAGGAATCTATCGAGCCGCTCCCGTTGCGATCCCGATCAATCCGATCAAGCCAGGCACCACGAGCGTTTAAATGGCTGTACGTGAAGTCAGCATGGCCGACATTGGCAAAGAGCTTGGCATCAATATTAACAAGCGTGTTGAAGAGTACAAGCAAGCGGTGATCCGCGCCTGCATCGAAGCGTTGCCCATGCTAGTGCAGAAGTCTCCCGTAGATACGGGTCAGTATGCAGCCTCCTGGGATATTTTTGTTGGGGAGCTACACGTTGCAATCGGTAACTATGCTCCCCACGCTCCTATCATCGAGTATGGAGCTAGACCATTCACGCCTCCGCTCCGGCCTCTGCTCGAGTGGGCAAAGCGAGTCTTGAAAGATCCGTCACAGCCGCCAGACTTCTCCCCTGCGGTATGGGCCTTAGCTAAGGCGACCCAGCGGGCTATCTCTCAACGCGGGATGCCGCCGAAAAACATCTTGGGTAACGCGATTCCTGATATCATTGAGCTGATCAAAAAGGAGCTACTGGCAATTGATTGAGTCGGTCACAAAAGAACTTCTTGAGCGCCTTGGAAAGCATTTGCAATCCAATGTGGGAAAGCTCGCCCAAGTCATTTATGAATGGCCTGCGGCTAATGTGGCGCTAAAGTATCCCTCGCTCTCAATCATCACCAAGGGTGAGCCTCGATATGAGAACCTGGCTCCTTACATCTGGGAGAACGAGACTCCTAACGCATCGAATAAGACCGCAGTTAAGTATGTGGTCGGGGCCTACGAGTGGCCGCTTCAGTTAGACCTTTGGACCAAATCCAAGGAAGACCGGCACGAGTATTATCAAAAGCTTTTCCTCGCTTTCAATACGAACCTGGATGCCCCTGGCATCAATGCGACCATGGAGAATTACCATGACGCAATTGCTCGCTATGACTTCATTGGCTTCCAGTATCAAGATGATGAAATTTCAGCCCAACGCACAGAGTGGCGTGTTACCATGAACGTATTGGCTCAATGTAAAGCGATTGTGACCAAAGACGAGTTTGCTATAATTACATCGCAGGTAAGCCTGACGCCTACCACAACAGCTTTTTAACTAACAAGTAGTACCAAAATTTTTCGCCGGTTTGGGCCTTTGCGTTGCTTTATCCGCTCGCTCAGGAATCCGGCTTTCTAAAAAGGGTGGGGGAATTTCATGAGCATTTTTCGCACGACCGATCCGGCTGCGTTTGATGACGTAGATGGCATAATCATTAACGAGTCGGCCCCGTCGCCGAACATCCAAGGAGTCGCATCCAACATCGCGATCATGGTGGCTCAATGCCAACGTGGCCCCTCGGCACTGACGGATGTCGGTAGCATCGGCGAATTCCATGAGCTGTATGGAAAAAGCACGACTCACGGCGCGAACATCGCGCTAAAAAATAAAAAGTTTGGTCGCCTTCGGGTGATCCGAGCCGTAGCCGCTGATGGCGTGGTAGCTTCCAAGGCTTTCCAGAGTTCCACTACAGACCGAATCACCTTCTCTGCCAAGCAGGGGAAGGGTGCTTACGGAAACAGCATCCAGGTAAAGATTGAATCTGGAACGACCGCAGGCAAAAAGTATTCTGTACAGGATACGAGCACTGGCGCGGTTCTTCCTCTCGAAGTCTACGACAACGTAGAAATCGCCTCGATCACCTCCGAGACTTTCGCTGATTCGAAGTTAATCACCGCAACGGTGAATAGCTCCGCAGCCGAGCCTTCTAACGCCTCTTTCACCGCTCTAGCGAGTGGTTCAGATGGCACAGTTGGCGACACGGATTATCAAACTGCAATCGCGGTGGCGGAAGTCGAGAACGCGGGAAATATCCTTTTCCTCGATGCCTACAACGATACCCGCAACGGTTATCTCGAAACCCATTGCGCAGCCATGCAAGACAAGATGGCAATCTTGGCAGGTGCCGAAGGTGATAGCGTTTCGACGGCGATCACCGACGTAGCCGACTATCGGGATACCGATGGCCGATTGATCTACGCTTATCCTTGGGTAGAAACCTCGATTGATGGAGTCTTGGACTATACGTCTCCTGCTCCTTGGTATGCTTCGCTGCTCTCTCAGATCCCAGCGAACATTGATCCGGCCTACGCCAAAAACATTCAGTACCTTGGCGGAATCACTGGCCTCAAGACGCAGTTGACTCGAGCCAATTATGTCTCGCTGAAAGAAGCGGGAATTTCGGCTTTCGAGTACGACGGCCAGCTTGGTGGATACAAACCCAAGTCAGGAATCGTGACCCAGATTTCCGATAGCTCCAAAGTCATGGTGTTCCGTCGCCGAATGGCCGACTACCTCACCAGCTCTGTAGCTCTCTTCCTGAAGAATTACCAGAACGCTCCCAACTCAAAAGCCAATCGCGATGCGGTCAACGCAGCAATGCGCTCCTTCGTGAAGGGCTTGGAAGATGCGGGAACGCTCCCGAGCGATGCAGACGTATCCACAGGTATTGCCAAGCTGATCGACACTGAGAGCTTGAATACCGACACCAGCATAGCGGCAGGGTTCTTCAAGATTCTCTGGAAGCAACGCATCCACGCTTCGATGCGTTACATCGTAATCCAGGCGGAAATTGGCGAGAGCGTCGTTGTGACGAACATCGACTAATAGCAACACCATTTAGGGGGAATTATGGCGAATCCGACAATTAGGGGCCATCAGGCCAAATTCAGAGTTTTCCAAGACGGTGGCGAAGTAGGCCCGATCATCCATTGCAAATCGGTGGATGTGAATCAAGAGTCTACCTTCATCAAGTCGTACTACGTGGGCGCAAAGTCTCCCGTGGGCGATCAGTCGATGGACGGATGGAGCGGCAGCGCCGAGCTGGAACTTGGCAATAAAGACATGGACGATTTCATTGACGCACTGATCACCGACAACTTGAACGGTATCGGGCTCTCTGACTATGCCTTCACCATCACGGACAACTTCTCCGATGGTACCTCACAGTCATACGTCTACTCTGATTGCCAATGGAAAATGGGCCGTCAGTATCGCGGACCAAACGAAAAAGTTATGCAACGCTTGGAATTCCAAGCAATGAGCAGAACCAAAGTCACCTCGGGTTGATGCTTTGATGACCCCCTGGTAGAGTCTTCTATCAGGGGGAAATCATGAAAGAAGCAAAGACACTAGGGGCTTTCGTAACTTACACTTTGAAGAGTGAGAAAACCGTTTCACTTCGACCGAAGCGAATCGGTGACTCGCTCGAGGCGATGGAGGCACTTGGCGAAGACGCGCCAAAGCATCCTATTACGTTTTCGCTGCACGCGGCTATCGAGATTGCTCGACGGCGGATTGTGCAGATCGACGGGAAAAGCGTAAGCGGAAAAGACTTGCTCGATCTAGATGCAGTTTTTACGCCGGAAGAATTTGATGAGGTTTTGGAGATCATCGGTGGGGTGAATAAGAAAGCAGCAAACCCTACCAACGTGAAATTCGAGAACTCTTCTGGCGGCAAGTAGCCTGGATCAGCCGTTATACTAGCCTCCGTCCCGACGACATCAAAGCGATGGAAGTCTGGGAGTTTGAAGTTTTCTGCGAGCAGTTGCAGGATCTTCTGAGGATGGAAGCTGAGAGGGGAGCTAGTCCGACATGATCGACAAACTTTTTCTAGTCGCAACAGAGTTCAAGTTTGAGGCGGGGAGTGCTCTTCTCGCCTCGCAGCAAGTTCAGGCAGCAACCAACTCAATCAGCAATTCAGTAAACCACGCGCTAACTTCCGTTCAGCAGTTCGGTATCGGGATAGCGCAGCAATTCGGAATTGCTCAATTGGGTATTGCTGGACTGCTTCACGAGTCCCTGAGTGTCTCTGATAAGTTCCGGCAGATCCAATTGAAGTTTGCTTCTGGTATCGCGGCCAACAAGGATAACCTGGTTGGTCCCGTCCAGACCTTCAACGAGCAGCTTCAAGTCTCTGGAATGTTGATGACCAAGCTGGGCCAGGTAGCTAGAGAGTTTTCTCTTGATGAAACCGCGCTCATGAATTTTAGCGCGTTAATCAACCCCATGCTCATGTCCAAAGGGCTGGCCGGCGACAACTTTAAAAATACCGTCGATATCTCCAGAGGCGTTTTAAAATCCGCTCCCGTCCTGGGCGTCGATCCGTACCAAATTCAAAACCAGCTCCAGGAGATCATCGAAGGTCGCGCGGGCGGGCAAAATACCCTCTTCTCGCGATTGTCCAATGACGTGGACGTTTTCAAAAAGGGCGGGGCGGCGACAGCCACCGCATTCAACGCGCAGAATGCCGCCAAGCGAGTCGAGCTATTAAATAAAGCTCTGGCCGCATTCTCGAATCAGACCGATATCGTCAACGCCGCAGCCGATACCCTAACCGGCCAAATGAGAAGGATCGCAACTCTCATCACGGGGCCTGTGAGCAGCGTGCTTCTCCCTCTGGGAAATCTTCTTCAGACGACACTTAAGCCAATCATCAAGGCGGTAGGTGACTATATCGACAAGGAAGGTCGTTCTATCATAGAGAGCGCCACCAAATTCCTTGCGCCATTCGCTCAAAACCTCGAGCGAACCTATGTAACCTTCAAACAGTTTGCCGCACTGAAAACCGACGTGGCTCTGACCGCAAAGATAGGTAGCTTGATAGCTGCCTTCTCAGTCATTAAGTGGCTCCTCGGAATGTTTGGCATATCCATGGGCTTCACCGTCAGCTTCTCAGCTATCGGATCAACTCTGATGGGGATTGGCAAAGCGGCCAGGTGGGCAGCTCCCTTCCTCGGCATGATTGGCACTTTACTTGTAAGAATGTTTTGGTGGGTGCCTATCGTTCTTGGCTCCTTGCAACTTATCTCTCGAGGTAAAGCGATTGCCGACGTAGCCAATGCCAAGATGCTTGCTGGCAGCGCCCCGGCCTACCTGAAAGAGATGACGAGCATCTCCAATTCCATCCAGATGATCCTGCGCCCCTTTACGTGGCTATGGGAAACGATGGCCGAAGGTGTCTCGTGGATCTTCCGATTAGACGGTGGATTATGGGTACTGACCAAGGTTCTTTCGCTCATTAGCTCGATCATGCGACAGGTGGCAATACAAGCAGCTATGTTGCAAGCGGTTTGGGAAGCTGCGGCCACCGCAATCTTCTACGCTTGGGATCGCATCATGAAGGGCCAGTTTAAAAATCTGGGCTCTGACCTGATGAATACTTTTACCTTCGACGCTCAGGAAGCTTTCAAGAAGAACATGAGCCTTTTGAACGATCCCGAAGCCAACATGACTGCCAGCATGATCACTAACATCAATGGCGGCGTCCACATCTCAAATCAGTTTAAGGAACAGATGGAGCCTGACCGTATCGCCTTTACGTTGCGCGATCAGCTCCTTAGCGCGGCAAGAAATCCGACTCAACCCAAGGGTGGCACCATCCGTAATACAGGAAGTAGACAATGAGCCTGATCGGTGGAATTGACAGCCAGTTAAACGGAATAGCTCGAGGCATTACGAGTCCATTCAGCGTGGGAACAAAGCCAGCTCTACGAAGAGATGACTACCCAGAAGGCTTCTTCATCGAGCAGGTAGCAGGAGCTAAGCGCAAGGTTCAGTTAAACGGCACCAATATGCCGCACCAGCCTTTCGAGTATGGCGGTGGGAGCAAACTGACCAAGCAATGGTATCCAGGCAACTCAGAGCCAACCATTCAGGTACTAGGCTCAGAAGAAAAGAATGTGACTATCCGTGGGCGCTTCTACTCCAAGAAGTACCGCGATCAGACTCTCTACGCTGCGCCAAAGGCTATCGTTGACCGCATTGATTTGCTTCGCCGAGAAGGGGAGATAGTAAAGATTTCCCTCGGGGGATGGCAACGCTACTGCCTGATCAATGATTGCGTCTTCAAAGAGAAGAACCAGGCAGATATCGAGTACGAGATCACCTTTGAAATCATCAGCGAGAAGACCCCAACGCAATGCTACCAGCTCACCAATCGCAAAGATGAAACCTTCCAGGACAGTACCAACTTGGCCGATCAAGCATCAGAATTTCAATCGACCTATGGGAACAACTCCGAGATTGAGCAGAGCTTTTCTGACGTACTGAATGGCTACATTGATGACGTGGCTTCCGCTATCGCAGCAGTAAACGACTTTGTGAATATCCTGCTTACTCAAGCGGAGTCTATCGAAGCGGGCGTTACCCGAGCTTTGGGCCTCATTAAAGTAGCACGTAACAATGTAAGCCGAATGATCCGGCGAGTCGGGGCATTGTCTTACGCTATCAGTGGCGATGACGTTACGAAGCAATATAATACGATTAGCCACACAGCGAGAACCATCAGCACAGGGTGTGACCTTATGGCGCTATTGGCAAAGCTGCAATTACAGTTTGAAGCAATCAGGAAGACGCTTCCCAAGGCTCGCTATCGAGTCCAGGAAGGTGATTCCCTACAGAAGATTTCCGTTAAGTTCTACGGCAATGCTGATACGTGGTCGAAGATTTACGATCACAACAAGCTCACCACCACCGCGCTCACTCGCGGCACAGTCTTGGAGATACCAAATATCTAATGGGCGTCTTCTATCCACAATCTGCAATGATTCTCAGGGTGCTCTGGGAAAATATGCAAAAAAAGACTTACGTGACCGATCAAGACTATACCCTCGTGGTTACTCCTCGTAGATTAGAAGTGAATATTAATAGCTATAAAGAAGCCGATACATTCTCTGCTGATCTGGACTTTAAAAATTTCCCTTTTGACCCGCGATCGATGCGAGCAGTTGGCGTAAGTATTTTCATGGAGGACATGAAGAGGCTGCGTGACGACGAGGGAAACGAAGTAAGAATAGTGCCTGGACCCAGTAACATTATGTTCCAGGGCTATGTGGATGAAGAATCTATAAAGCTCGATGAATCGGCGGGAGTCGTTACGATCTCGGGAAGAGATTTCACTTCTCTATTGATTGACCGAGCATTTGTAAATGCTGATGGCAAGATGCCAACCTTAGAGCTGTTTAAACCCCTGGACATTACGATCCAGGAATTGTTGCGGGCTTTGCCAGAAACAAAAGATATTGAGGTTATCAATCGCACAGGGACCGAGCTACCAACGATTGCCAAATTCTCTGGCGACTATAACGCATTGGCAGGGCAGAAGAGTTCCGAGCGCAAAGATAAATATTGGGAAGTCATTCAAGACTTGGTATTTCGGGCAGCTCTCATTTGCTACATCGAGATTGATAAGCTCATCATCACAAGCCCACGCGTGCTTTACGGCGAAACGAAAGCCAAGCAATTCATCTACGGAAAGAACCTTAAAAGCCTCGAGTTCAATCGAAAGATGGGCAGGGTAAAGGGCTTTAATATCCAGGTGCAGTGTCTTGATTATAGAAATAAGCAGGTTTTGAAGGCCAAAATTCCCGAAGAGGCAACCGATTCCTGGATTACTTCAATTGGTATTCCGAAGGCCCGCATAAAAATACCTAAACCAGGAGCCAATGGACAAATAACCCAGGAAGATGCGCCACTTCTCGTCTTCAACGTCCCGAATATCATCAACCAAAAACAGCTAATTAAAATTGGTGAAAAAACCTTTGAGGAAGTAGGCCGTCAGGAGATCGAAGGATCTCTTACAACTAAGGATATGCTTGTTTCTGAGATCAGCTCAAATGAACTGGGCTATGGTTTTGTGGGTGGTAAATCTAGCGCTGTAAAAATGAAAGACGGATTTGACATAATGAAGATCCGTAATGCTACGCCTATTGCCATCTTGATGGATTGGGAAGACCTGCAAGCAATTTCTCAAGAGACGGACCCAGGTAAACGATTCCAATATCTCAAAGAGCGATGCTACACAGAGAAAGTTGCTTCTGCCTTGGCTGGGGTGATCGGCAAATATGCCAACGTCTTTTATACCCGCAGCGTAAAGTACACGATGGACGCCGAGGAAGGCTTTGCCTGTGAGATAAACTTTATCAACTACGTGAGGGCTCCAAAGCAATGAGCCTCGACCTAGAAGCATTTCGTGAGATTTTTGCGGACTACCGCACGCATATCGCCGTGGGCCGAGTGGAGCAGCTCGATGTCACGGACGATAAGTCACTACTGCGCGTCAAGGTGGTCATCCTGCCGGAAGAGCGGGAAGTAATCGCCATGATGAGCTGGGAGCACGTGGGGCCGTCGTGCGGAATCTTCGCCTTTCCTGCGGTCAATGACTTGGTGCTTGTGGCCTTTGCTGATGGCAATCCCGAGCATGGTTTTGTGATACGGCGTTTAACCTCCAAGGAGGATCGGATTCCAGTTCAGGCTGTGACTGGGGATAGCGTAATTTTCGCTTTAGCGGGCAAGAAAGCGCATCTCTTGAGTGATACCAGGATAAACCTTGGTCGGGGCGGTGGGAGTGAGCCAGAAGAGAACGTCGTGCTTGGGCAGGTGCTTAAAGAGTTCCTTGCTGATTTTTTGGATATCTTTGCGCAGCATACCCATACCGGCAACCTTGGATATCTGACGACCCCTCCAATGAATGCCGCGGCGGCGACCGCATTAAAGGCGAGTCCCGTAAACGATGAAGAAATCCTAAGCGACGTAGCTTTCACGGAGAAATGACACAATGCCTTACTCAGCAAGCAGCCTAAAAGGGAAGATTAAGAGTAAAATCATTGCAGCGTTTGGGACTCCCGAGGATGAGGGAATGCTTGATGACTTCTGCCAAGCGGTAGCCGAGGCAGCCGATGAGGAGCTTGATAACGCGGTAGTGACAGTGACAAGCGTCACTGGCGTAATGTCTGGGGGCTCAACCTCTGGGCCTGGTACGGGGACTGTAACCTAATGGCAACCATCGCAGAATTTATAGGTAAGGACATCGCCAACGAATCCGACTTTATCAATAACGGAACCGGCGATCTCGATACCGTGGAAGGCTTGGACAATATCCGAGCGCATATTGTCCGGCGAATCATGACCTCCCCAGGAGCGATTGCTTACCGGCCTTTGTACGGGGTGGGAGTCGCGGATTTCCAGAACTCCCCTTTCACCTTGGCAACACAGCAAGCTTTGGCCTTACGCATTAACGACCAACTCCCGCAAGATCCGCGTATTGAATCGGTCAACAGCGTCGAATTTCAGCAGGACGCCGATAATGTTGGTTTGATTACGATCATCGTTAATGTGAAAATAAAGGGATACGGCGATGCGCCTTTTGAAATTACTCCCTTTGGAGAGGTACCATGACGACACAAGCCAGATCCCTTGGGGAACTTTATGAGGTTTATCGCAACGAAGCGGAGTCACAGGCTCCCGAGCTAACCGATTGGTCAGAGGGAAGCATCAACGATCTTCTGGCTGGCCTTTCTGCTTTGGCAGTATCGGAAGCCCAAAAGCTATTGGTTGATCTGTTTCGCCGCACAATGATTTCTACTGCCGATGGTCCAGAAGTGACCGAAGGCCCCGACTACCTCGAGGACTTGGCAACCGATCATTACGGCTCTGGTTTCGCTCGCCTTGCCGCACAGAAGGCCACAGGGACGGTTACTTTCAGCCGTGCGACGACGGGCGCGGGAACCGGCACTATCCCTGCGGGAACCATCGTCAAGACCCCTATCGACGTCAACGGACAGAGCCAGCAGTTTACAACGCTTCTCGATGTCACGATGTCGGGACTTACCGTTAATGCATCAGTGGAAGCGGTTACAGCGGGAACGGCAGGCAACGTATCAGCCGAAACCGTCACTGAAATTCAGACGGCGGTTTTTGATAATACGATCACCGTAGAGAATGCGGCAGCCTTTAGCGGTGGAGCGGCAGAGCAAGACGATGCGACTTACCGTGAGTACATTTACAATCTGATTTTGACCCTTGGCAAAGCAACCCCTGCCGCCATCAAAGCGGCTGCTTTAAACGTGACGGGTGTCGAGAGCGCCACAGTGGTTGAGACTGTCCTACCCGTGCGAGAGTGGGACATTGCCAACGAAACTGATACCGGATCAACTTTTTATCTGGTTCGTACCAAGCTTTATATTGCCGATGCCAACGGCACTGCTGATGACGCTTTGATCGCAGAAGTCGAATCAGCGATCGAGGCGATTCGGGCAGCGGGCGTATCCATTGAAGTGATCGCAGCTACAGCCGTAGAGATTGATTGGACGGCATCAGTAGCGCTAAACGTCAGTGGTCCAAACTATGCGGAACTCTCTGAAGACCTGACAGCTATTGAAACCTCAATGGCGAGCTACATCAATGATCTCGATACGGGAGATGATTTCATCAGAGCAGATGCAAGAACCGCTATCCTTGCCATCTGGGGACCATCGGGAACCAACGATATAACTACTTTCACCAACAGCGTACCATCGGGAGATGTCAGCACTGCTGCGAACGAGAAACTCGTTCCTGGCACGATGACACTAAGCTAAATGGGACTCACTCAAGCGCAATGGTATGAGAAGTTAAAAAGCTTTCTCCCACCGTGGTTTTGGGCAACCGAAAACCTACAAGTGGGCCATGCGCAAGCCTTAGCTGAAATCCTAAAGACGCTGCAAGATGATGGTGACGATCACCTAGCCGAAACCTTTTTAACTACCGCCACAGGTAAGTTTCTACTTCAGCACGGAGCAGAACGAGGGATCGATAAACTCTCAGGAGAGAGTGACGACACCTACCGCGAGCGAATCCGTAGCATCTCCAATCGTGGCAACATCGTTGCCATTACCGCACTGGTTGATTCCCTAATCACTTCTGGGGAGATCACAGTTAAAGAGCATTGGCGGGATGCTGATTTCTTTGATCGAGATGTGTATTGCAATCGGCGCGGTACTTTCATGAAGACGCGCGTGCTAATGTTTTCAGTTATCATAGAGACTCAGACACAAGATATTTATGACGCTTTGGTAGCGGCACTCGACGAGGCAAGAGTTCTCGGGGTGCTCTATCAGGTAATTATCGCGCCATAAGGGGGAGAGATGCCACGAAGACAGTTTAATGATGGAATGATAATGGAGTACGAGGATTTTAACCTCATCTCCTCCACGCTAGAAAAAGAACTTTATGATCGATTCCTCTATGAGCTTTTAGGGCAACAAGAGAATAAGTTTTTTGGCTCTAGCTTCTATGTGTCTTACAGCTCTGGCACTCAGGTTGCGATAGCGGCGGGGCTTGGCATTCAAACTGGCAGCGCAGACGACTCCAAGCCAGTGAAGACGCCAATCTACAAAGCAGCATCCACGAATCATGCGGTGACTGCGGCCCATGCGACCCTCGGGAGAAAAGACATAGTTTGTATAAAATCGGCTCGAGCAACTTCGCTTTCTGAGAATAGGGACTTTAAAGACGCTAGCGATGACTCCGTTAGCTCTCAAGCCATGGTAGTCCAAACCGATTGGAGCTATGACATCACCATAGTAGCGGGGACTCCTCACGCCAGCCCCTCAGCTCCTTCGACACCATCAGGCTATATCCGCATTGCGTTGATTGATGTGCCTGCGGTGACGGGGCCTACCAGCCAATCAAGCATCACAGACGAGAGGGATCTATTCTCTACCTTCCCGACTCAAAAAACTTTCAACATGACAAACAACCAGTCATCAGCGGCAAATGTGACTGGGCTTGTCTTTGATCCGAATATCTATCAGAGCGTCATTATTTATTATGACATCTATCGTCAGTCAGCTACGGCCTTTAGCGAATGCCGCGAAGTGGGGCGGTTAATTCTTATTTACTCACGCTCTGAGTCGATATGGCGCATTGATCGTATTGCGGACGCAACACAAAATAACGATTCTGGAGTCGATTTTTCGATGAGCGGGAATCAGCTTCAGTACACCACCACCGATATTACTGGCGGATCAAATTCCGACAATTTCAATTATAAAGTGGATTACAATTTCCTATGATGGGGGCTTCAATGAGAAACTTTTTACTGGCTATTTTGCTTTTATGCCAACCGGCATTGGCAACCGATTTTTGGAAAAAGGTTAGGATTCGAGATACCACAACCTCGACCTCGACTAGCACAGGCTCATTACGTGTAGATGGCGGCTTAGGTGTCGCAGGCACTTCTTACTTTGGCGGAGAGTCTCGCATCTATATGTCAGCGGGGCCAATGTTTACCCTGCAAGACGGCGGAACAGCAGGAACGAACGCCAGCCCATATATGCGCTTTATGGATGGCGCACCATCAGAAATGGGATACGTCGGGTTTGTAACTGAAGGCTCTCTAGCCATGAGCCTCTTCAATCTGAAGAATGGTGATCTGGTTTTGGGAACGAACAACACCAACTATCTCACGATTGATAATGGCGGTTTGCATACCCTTGTTGGGTCGCTTGGTATCGGTGATGGAGTTCCGACTAGCGCCAATATTTTTAACGCCAGAAAAGATCAAAACTCAGCAACTCGAGCTACTCTTTTAAATTACAATACGGGATCAAGCGCATACGCACGATTTACCGTCGGAAGTGACGCGGGAGATATCAACCTAGACGCCAATAGCCTAGCTTCTGGCGGATACGGGCAGCTAAATATTGATTCCAGTTTCACCGATGGTTTTGAAATTTCAATGGGTGGAACAAGAAATTTCCGCATAAGAAGCAATGCATCTGTGCGCTCGACTTGGGATGGCAGCACTGGCGAGCAAAAGAATGAAAAGCCTTTTGTTCTAGCTCATAGCGCAACTCCTGCATCAAATCCCTCAGCGGGCTACGTGAAGATTTATCCTAAGTCGGATAACCGCTTTTATACTCTGACAAGCGGAGGAACAGAAAGCGAATTGCTCACGACGTCATCGGGCATCGAAGCCAGGATGAATCATCTTTACAACGGCAACTTTGATGTCTGGCAGCGTGGCACAAGTACGACCATTGCAAACGGAGCTACTAAGTACCAGGCAGATCGTTGGTATGTGCAGAATGGTTTAGGAACCAACGGAGTCATTACCTATTCACGAGTCGCTGGAACTTCAACGGGGGCAAAGTACGGCGCACAGGTTCAGATTACGACCGAGCCAACGGCAGCCCAAACTAATGCGACTTACCTCTATCAGGTGCTCGAGAACTTCGACACGTTGCCTTTGATTGGCAAAACGGCCAGCTTCCAAATTAAGGTTAAAGCCTTAAATAAAGTCAATCAGGTTGCGCTTCGCTTCATGTATAAGACGACGGAAGCAAAGCCAGATAGCAACATTGGCAGCGCAACGATCTGCAATATTTCAACGGGAAGTTTTACAACCTGTGAAATTTCTAGTGAAGCTCTTGGCACTTCAATGACCAATGCCGGATCATTGGCGGTGCAAGTTCAAATTAACGCGGTCAGCTCTGACAACATGTACGATCTCAATAATGGCTTTATTGTCGAGCAAGCCATGGTGGTGATCGGGGCTCCTCCTACGGAATTCAAAACGAAGTACCAATCTTTCACTGAGGAATTGACTGCTTGCTATCGGTATTATGAAAAAAGCTACGCCATTGATACCAATCCAGGGACTTCTACGGTTTCGGGTGCGGTAGTCTCAAGTGGTCCACCTGGTAGCTATAATTTGATCGGTGCATCAAGATATCCCGTCAGCGAAGTAACAACTCGTTTCCCGATAAGAAAAAGAACGGCTCCCACTGTGACACCTTATTCAACAGATGGCACAATTGATACCATTCGAGATGGTACAGACTCAACCAATCACGCAGCTATAGCGGAGCTAGTTACTGACGGTTCTTTCATAATTACCACTGGCGGTGGAATTACAGACGGAGAGGAAACCGCGTTTCATTGGACCGCCGACGCTGAAATTTAATTCCTAAGTGTTACAATTATCACTTGAGGAGTGAGTTTGCCTCCTCTCCTAAGTGAGGAGAACAAACTTGGACCCTTTGAAGCTTCTTGTTTTCTCTAATGCGATCACTCTCATGGTCCTGCTAGGCAAAATTATATGGGACATGACAAGAAGCGAAACTCGCGATCTCACGATTGCGATGAAAGAGAACACGGCGCAGATTATCAAGTTAAGCTCTCAAATGGGTTACGCTTCTGAGGAACTAAAGAAGCTACCCGATATCGTCGAAGCTCTCGGCGCTATCGAAACGACCATTGCCGTCCACAACCAAAAGCTTGAACGCATTGATAAAGACCTCCTGGAGATTCGCCAGGAGTCAAAGCGGGGGCGACGGCAACATGATCACGCTTAGTGTTCGATCACAGAGGAACCTTTCGCATCTGTATCCTGATTTTGGTTTGCGAATAGCCTGCGTCATAGAAGCGTACTACCAAAAGCATAAGATGCAGCTTCAGATCAGCGAGTCGATTCGGACCTTCAAGCGTCAGACTCAGCTCTTTGCTCAAGGCAGAAAGACGCCAGGTGCCATTGTCACCAAAGCCAAGGCTGGCCAATCTCCCCACCACTACGGAATAGCCTGTGACATAATTTTTAATGGCTCAGACCCCTACCTCGAGACACTCAAGAAATCGAGCAAGGAAGGGGCGCGAAAGTTTGAATTCTACTGGAATGAGCTGGGCGAGCTTCTTGAAGAGCAAGGATGCCTTTGGGGTGGTCGGTGGAAGGGTCTGGGAGACAAGCCCCACGCCTATATCGACTACGGGCTTTCTATCGCTGATATGCAGCGCATCTTTGAAGAAAAAAGGGACTTGGCTTCAGTTTGGGCAGAGTTTGATAAACTCATGAAATTGGAAGTGGGGAAGGGTTACGCGGGCAAGGATGCGTCATTCAAGGCAGTACCCTACTGGTACATTTTGGGCGAAGAGCCCAAACTACAAGGAGATGAAAAATGACTTGGATTGTTAAAAAACTAGATACGATTTTCTTGGCCTTAACCTTGGCTCTGTTGGTTTGCACAGTAAGCGTCCTGGGTGACGTGGTGACTCCGCTTCCTGATGCCGATTTCTGGGGCGAGCTTCTTAAGTTCTTAGGAAGCCTCAAAGGCCAGACCACCATGGGCATTGTTGCCGCATTGGTCCAACTCGCCATGATGTTTTTCCGCACCAGCATGGGCGATCTCGCTGGAGTCTGGAAATGGGTAATCGTGAGCGGCCTTTCCATGGTCGGCGTCCTGCTTGCTTCGATGGCAGCAGGTAACTCCTTCCTGGTTTCCATCACCTCTGGCGCGGTACTCGCGGCCTTCCAGGTATGGCTGCACCAGTTGATTAAGACGATTGGTGACGCCAAAGAAACCAAGATGATGGTCAGCGGTCGATAGTTTTTGTACCTCCAGGCAAAAGGTGGACTACTCCGGTGGTCCACCTTTTGTTTTTAGTCCACTCCTCCAGCCTTATTCCTAGCCAGTTTCAGAGCAAACTGGGCTAGGTTTCACCGATTCCTTAAAAACTAGTCCATGGTGCGGGTTACAATAAGCAAGTCGTTGGGTGCCTTTTAAAAAGGAAATACGCCATGGCTGATCGCTCTGCCTACATTCGACCCGCCTATTTTGTCCCTGTGCCGCACGAGAAGATTCGGAAGCTGATGGAGAGGGGCAAAGTCAGTACTGCATGGGTGGCAAGGGCTTATCCAACACTTGCCCAAGTGACCATTGCTAATTGGGTGAGCGGGAAAACCAAAAAGACGTTTATCTTCCATCTCGAGGACGTCATAGCCATACTCGAGAAGCGTATCACAGACATGGAGGCGGACCCCTCACAACAGAACAGTGATTTTTCATCGTTCAGTTGTGAACCCATAAATGGCATTCCGAGAGTCCCAGTGCCTACGGAAAAAATACGATTCTATTTTGAGCAGGCAGGCATCACACAGAACAAGCTGGCAGCTCGCGCGGGGATAGATCAATCGAAAATATCGCAATGGCTACGGGGCAAATCAAAGACAAGCTACCCTGTAGATTTGAGGAAGTACCTCGAGGCGGTAGAAAATATGGTGCCTGGAGTTAAGCGGAAATGGGAATCACTGGCCGCCAACCTCGCGCTGGAGAGTGGAAGCGGCCCCGATAAAAAGCCTCAATGACGTTTCGGCAATAACCGTCTTGCCGTCCGGTAAGTCGAATCTCATGTGAAGTCTATGGCGAAGCCCATCAGGTATTACGGCAATCTGAATGGGCCTCGCCCCTTCGCCCAAAAAAACAAAATCCTGACCCTTCAAGTCATCCCAACAGTTTTCACCATTAACGATGATCTCGAAGGTGGCCATTGCTCACACCAACCCATCTAGAGCAATAGCCGCATTCGCGGTCTGGACTGTTTCACGAAGCTTTCTAATGGCCGAAGTTTGATCGGCACAGCGAGGCGTATTATCAATCAGAATCTTGGCAAAGCTCTTGGCATTATCTCTAATGCGCTGATACTTCGCTTGCTGATCCGCAGTAGGGGCGTGATAGGTGAATACCTCGTTGATCCACTCCACCGAACCAGGCGTATAGTTGGGCTTCTTTTCTTGTGGCTCCGCTAGCTTAAATGCGGGATCAAAGGGATGGCGAACCTGCTTTGCTCCGTGGGTATCGGTAATCACAAAGCCATGGCTGCAAATGTATTCAAAAAGCATACGTTCACGGTGCGCATCACCAAGGCAATAGGAGATCAACTCCCCTATCCGGCCCTCTTGCCACATCTTCGGGGCTTCTTCTCCGTTGGCCGTCTTCATAAAGGAAGCGCCAAAGGTGCCTCGTAAATGGTTGTCCAAACGGCAGCCTGTAGGAAAGTTTTGCGATCCCTCTTGCCAGCCCAAGCCTTTGCGAGATTCCACCAACATATCGTAAGTGGGTAGCTCAGACTCCGGTTTGAGATCCAACCCGCTGCCCCGATAAAGCTGATGGTCAAATCCGATCACGTTGAAGCCAGTAATCAGCTCCGCGCGGTTCATCTTCTCTGTGAACACCTTAAAGTTATCTTTCATGTAAACGTGATATTCCATGTCAGAGTATTCGAAGGTGCAAATGACACTGATTCCCATCACATCGTGATCAGCCCAAGTGATCGGTCGATTCTGTGTAGGGTGAGGCCAACCAATCAAATTAATGATCTCGGCGTCGTGTACGATAATGTTGCGTCCACGAAGTGATTCTACAGAAAAGCCCATGGTGCTCCTTAAGCGGTTAGACGCGCTTTGATGTCGAGGCAGTTTTCAAATTGGATACGTCGCTTCACCGTCTTGGTAGGTAAGCCACCAGTGAGTGAAGTGGCAGCAACCGCATCTTGTACGTCGCTTCCTGTTCCCGAGACAGTGACCGCAACCAAAGCAGCAGCTTCAGTATGAGCATCAACAGCCGCTTTGATCTGGGTAGCGGTGGAAACGCCATCTTCCATCGAGACAATGATCTTATTGCCTTCAACCGTAACAACTTCGCTGCCAGCAGTTCCGCCATCTTCGTATGTGACAGAAATCTCATTACCTTCTTCGCCAGCGTCATCAGCCGTATAGGTTAAATCTTGAATGACCTTGGCGGCAGCAGTTGTGCCAGCCGTGTATTTCAAGATGACTTCAAAGGTCTGGCCGTCTTTTTCTTTCAGGGCTGCCGTATCCTGGGATGTCAGCACAAACTGAATTTTCCCCTCTGCACTCGTGGTGATGCTCCCCTTCTTCAGCATGTAACCCGTTTCAGTTTCGATCCGAAGGTAGACGCCAAGAACGTCCGTCAAAGGAAACGGATCAGCATCAGCCACGCGTCGAACCTGTAGTTTTAAAGTTTCGTCGGAACCCTGAATGATTTTGAAAATCTTACGCATTAATTCTCCTCATTGAATTTAACGAAAAGCGCCTGATCGGTGTCCTGATACTCGACCTCTAACCCTTCGTCGGTAAATTGTAGAAACAAATCGTTGTTGTCATCTTCAAGGATGACTCCAAAAAGTTTAAGTTCTTCCACGTTTCCCCTTCTTGGCATCCCATGCCAAACTAACTACCTCACGGAGCCTTACCGCCGTAGCACTTGGCACGCTACGCCTACCGTTTTCTATGTCGGAAATGTAACCCTTAGAAAATCCTACCAAGTCGGCAAGCTCCTGCAAGGTAAAGCCAATTTGTTGCCTAACATCGCGCAAATTCAGAACCTCAAAACTGGGCTCTTTCTCTTTCATGATTAATACTGGCTTTGCCATTTTTCCTGCTTGCACTCCTGAAGCTTGTACGCTAACTTGCGGACAATTAAACCTCAACATGGAGTAAAAGTAAATGAGTCAAATAGGATTCCGTAAGGCTGAAAAAAGCAAGGTATTCCTAAAGATCGCTCTTACTGGCCCCTCGGGAGCTGGCAAGACGTTTAGTGCCCTATCCATTGCCAAGGGAATGGGTAAGAAGGTGGCGCTAATCGACACAGAGAACAAATCAGCATCTCTCTACGCTGATAGGTTCGATTTCGATACCCTCAACATCGATCCGCCATACACGGTGCAGAAATACGCCGATGCCATCAAACTGGCTACAGAGGCAGGTTACGAAGTCTTGATTATTGACAGCATCTCCCACGTTTGGGCTGCCGAGGGTGGTCTTCTCACAAAGAAGGAGGAGCTGGATGCGCGTGGAGCTGGCGGCGACCGCAAGCACAAAAGTCACTTTGCCAATTGGGGAGCTATCACCAAGGAGCACGAGACTTTCAAAGCCTGGTTGCTGAAATCCAATATCCACATGATTTGCACCATGCGCAGCAAGCAAGAGTACGTGCAGGATGCCAATGGCGCGGTGAAGAAGGTGGGCATGGCTCCCGTGCAAAGAGATGGCATGGAATACGAATTTACCACGGTGCTTGACCTAGCCATGAATCATAGCGCATCGGCCAGCAAGGATAGGACAAGCCTTTTTGATGGTCAGTTCATTACGCCAAACGCAGAGACAGGTAAGGCATTCATGAAGTGGCTTAATTCCGGTAAAGGCGAGCTGCCAACAGCCAAGCCAAAGATCAACATCCTGGAGCGGTTCTACTCTGAAGCCAAGAAGGTGGGATACGAAGGCGAGAAACTGGCTCTGGTTGTGCGGGAGCGTCTTGGTGCCAAGGATATTGATTCCTTGGCTGTGGAGCAAATGGCGGACGTCATCAACTTCATGAAGGCGAATCCGTTGAAAGCGGTGGCTGCACAATGATTATTAATCTCCCATTCTTTTTCTTTGCAATCACCAGGGTCTTGCCACAACAGGGCAAGGCCATTGAGTTCTTGCGTATTGGGCGAATCTATTATTTACGAGTGGGGCGAATTGTCGCCTACTCCTTAGTTGGAAGGGAAATCATCCGAGGGAGATAATAGCCGATTGCCTGATAGGTTTACCAAACTTCAGCCCCCAGGTAGGATTCCTATCTGGGGGTTTTTTATGACTAGGGAACAATGGATACTCAAGAACGCTACGGCATTAAGTCTTGCTCTTGGCGTCAATCCACTCAAAGCCAAAGTGTATCTCGAGGGAGTCGTCAGAAGCTCCAGCGTCTTCAGGTTTGATCAGAAATTCTACCCTACCGAGGCACAGATTGATTATGTCGCCAATGTCGTCGACAAGGCGGGCGATCTCTTTAAGAATGACGTAATCCGAAAAATCCGCATCCCAACACCAGACGGTGATCAAGATTTTGCCATGGTGCCGCTTCCGCTTATCAACGACCTCGCCCAAGCTCTCCAAGGACAGAAAGAAAAAGAGTATGTCGAGGAACACCAGAAAAAGAGTAAACTGATATTGATTCCATAAATTCAGAAGTACCTAAAGCCGATCTCGGGGGTGGCATGGGAGCCAAGAGCATTGCTTTGCTTTTGAACATCAAAGCCAAGCCGAAAGAACGGGCAAGGGCTTTCGTCCGTAAGGTCAGACCTGGGTTTAGTAGAAAATTCCGCGTAGGCGTAGCAGACTCAAGAGGCAACCGCGCCTTTGCCTACCTACTTAAGAAGCTTGTTAAGAAGGAGCTTCCCGCAAACCATTCTCCCCTGAAGGGGCCTATAACCGTTCGCGTTGACTTCCATTTCCATAGCCGCGACCCACGCTTTTACCATGCGCAGCGTCCAGACATCGACAACCTCCTAAAGGCGGTGCTCGATGTGATGAATGGGATTCTGTGGGAAGATGATTGTCAGATCGACTCACTGACCGCGACCAAGAAATTCACGCAAGGGAACGACTACATTTATTTGTGGGTAAGCGAGTACGGTACTGCGCCGAATTAGTAAGGTGCTATAATAATTCCAATTTTGGGGGAACCTCATGACGCATCGTATTCTTTTGTCTTTAGCCTTTCTTATATTCTCGCTTTCCGCATTCGCGCAACAGCATCAAAAAGTACAAGTGACTTTTACGGGTGGTGCTCCGCTCCCCATTGCATACGATGAGGAAGACGATGCGAGCTTGCTGATTAGCAACCTCCAGGGGCAAAGTTCGGTGGTCATCGTAAATACCGCCTGTAATCTTTTTCTCGATGTTTCCACGGGTAACGCTACGACGCCTCCAGCGGGAACCTCGAACGAGCTTTACGTTCCTGCCAATACCTCAATCGTCTTGGATGACATCTTTTTAGGTGGTGCGGTTTACGCAAGAAGCGCAACGGGCGGAACTTGCACGTCAGGAACGCTCTCGATGTTCTTCTACGGCAAAAGGATTTAACCAATGATTAAATTTTACATCCTATTTTTGTTTCTATTGGTGGTTGGTGCGGCTAATGCCGGATCAATCAGTAGCTTGGGTGGCGGAACTCCTGAAGGCACAGCCATCAAGAGCACGGGCGAAGCTGACAACCTCGTGCTAATGAGCAACGGCACTGATGGTGCTGAATGGGGCTCTGTTGCCGGTACCGGCGATGTCGTGGGGCCTGCGTCCAGCGTAGACGGGGAGATCGTCCTATTCGATTTAACAACCGGCAAGGCGATCAAACGTGCCTCTGGTACTGGCGTATGTAAGGCGACTTCAGGAGTGGCCTCCTTCGCTACCCTGGTAAATGCTGATGTCGCGGCTGATGCGGCAATCGCCTATTCCAAGCTCAATCTTGGCACTTCCATCCTTAATGCTGATATCAACGCCTCCGCAGCGATCGCGCATTCTAAGATGGCAGCACTGACCGCTAGCCGCGTGCCTGTAACCGATGGTAGCGGCTTCATGAGCGCATCGTCAGTGACGGCAACTACCCTGGGATACCTAGATGCAACCTCGAGCATCCAGACCCAATTAAACGGAAAAGAAGCCAGCATCACGACTCTTTCGATTGCCAAGGGCGGTACCAATTCAGGAACCAGCCTAAACAATAACCGCGTCATGAAATCCTCTGGGGATGCCATTGTTGAAGCTGCGGCTATCACGGCAAACCGAGCTTTGATCTCTGATGCCAACGGCATCCCAGTACATTCAGCCGTGACTAATACCGAGCTTGGTTACTTAGCGGGCGCTTCTTCAGCTCTGCAAACGCAATTGGACGCCTTGAAAATTGGACATTTGGCGGGCTTCATCGAGAACCCCAGCGCAAAAACGTACGTCCTGGACCAATACGCCAAGTTTGCCTACACCATCAACGACATCACGATTGATCTCGGGTCGGGTACGGTTTCAGCAGCTTTGCAGATTGATGGCGTAGATGTGACTTCTTGCACAGGAATATCGGCCTCGACTACCGAAGCAACAACGACCTGCACGGGAGCTGCTGCGGTGGCGGCGGGCAACACAGTAACGATGGTTCTATCCAGTGCCTCAAGCCCCGTCGATATGGCTTTCACAATGAAGTACACGAGGTAAGGTAATGATCTCCTTTCTCTGGAAACTGCTTCTTGTCCCCTCTGCTTTTGCGCAGGTGTGGATCTTCGCGGGTAACTCCTGGCTCAATACAACGGCGCTCGATCTTGGGTCGGGCAATACCACCAAGTACGTTAGTTTCGGAAATAACCACGATCTTTCCTATACCGATGATTGGACCATCTGCGTTTGGCACTACCCGCATAGCGCGTGGGAAGCGCCGGTTTTCTCAAAAGAGAACGGCAGCACGTCAAATGGCTGGGATCTGCGCTACAAGACCAACAACACCTACCAATGGTATTCTTCTGGTTCTGGCGCTACTCGCCGGATTCAATGGACATCAAGCGGTACCAGCTTCACAACCGGAACCTGGCGGCACGTTTGCGTAACCAATGATGGAGCTGGAACGGCAGCCGGAATGGCTTTCATAGTTGACGGGGCTTCCGAAACCAAGACAACCAACTTCTCAACCAGTACAGAAGATTGGACAACTTCCGCGAATTTCAAGATAGCCGCATGGGACAACTTAACGACCTACGGGCGTGCCAAGGTTGATGAAATGACCATCTGGAATGACAATCTTACTACTACCGAGATCGCTGAACTTATCAGCGGCGGCCATCCAGCCAATCCCGCGCGAGCAAGCTTTTGGGCATCCAAAAACATTTCCTATTACCGATTGGGCGATCTCACTGACTCGACCTCGACGATCTATGATCGCGGTGTTGTGGGTGGGGTTGACGGTACAGGAACTAGCCTAAGTTCGGGCGATTTTGTAACTTCAGTTCCGTAAGGGGGAAAAATGGCGCGGTTTATTTATTCATTCTTCATCATATCCATGGTGATCACGCTGGGGATTGTCTCTTCATGCTCTGATCAGAAAGTGGACCCAAGCAATCCCAATAACCCTGTAGCTCCTGGGGAATTCATTGGCGAGACGGGTCTTATCCACGATGACAGCGAATTCTATGAGCAGCCTGTGTACTGGGTATCAGCTCCCGTCAATGCGCCCATTCCAGCCAATTGGGATATCCGCGACAAAATGAAAGTGGAGATGCCTGCTCCAAAAAACCAAAACTGCGGAGACTGTTGGGCTTGGGCGACTCATCACGGACTAGAGCTGTGGACTGCCTTAAACAAGGGCAAGGTCTTCGATTACTCCGTTCAAAGCGTGCTTTCTTGCAGCCGCGCAGGCAGTTGTGGGGGCGGCTACATGAGCGCAGTCACGTTCTTGCAGAAATCCGGCTTACCGCTTGAGTCAGATTTTCCTTACGTTGGCCGAGATGCCAAATGCAAATACTCTGCTGATGAACTCGCCAAAGGATTCGGAAACCAGATTCATGAAGCTCCCTACGTTGGGGAGAGCTTCGAGAAAAGCCGTTACTGGAAACTCTCGGGCAACTTCTTTGAATCTCGCGACAAGATAAGCCAAATTCAACAAGCCATGATTGCCATGAACAGCCCATCAGTCGTCACTGTATCAGCGTATAGCTCAAGCTCTGATAACGTGGTTTCAAACTGCTCCGCGCTCAACAGCGGAGGCAACCATATGGTGACTATCATTGGCTGGGATGACCAAAACGGCGGCCCCAACGCTCATGTGTACAATTCTTGGGGCACCAATCACGGAAAGAACGGAACCAGTCGCCTAAAGTGGAATTGCGATGGTCGCTTGAATCGTGGCCTCGGAGTCTCGGCGCGAGTTATTCGCGGAGATATCAAGCCTCCCTGCGATCCTCCTGGCGCTCCTGGCCTTAAGCCTGAGTCGGTTATGTTTCTTGGCTCCAAGGTGGAGATTGGCAAACCGATGCCTGGGATGAAATGCGTATGGTCGCCAGTGACCAGCCTCAAAGATCCGAACTCTTGCGTTACGGAAGCCTCGCCGGAAAAATCGACCGAGTACCATCTTGAGGTATCCAACGAATGCGGAAAGGTCACAGCGATGACCTACTTAAAAGTTTATGGGCCGGTGCTTTCAGGCACGGGCCACGTAAAGTATGAGCCGTCTTTGACCATCTTGACGCCATTCGGTGAAGTGAACAACCCTGACCGTCAGTAGGCTCATTCATCCAAAACCCTAAAAAACGTCCTACTTTTGGACGGGAGAATAAAGTCATGAAATTGCTTACTTTCTTATTAGCGTTTTTCGTTTTCAGCGGCTCGCTCTCGTTGGTTGGATGCTCTGAGTCCCAGGCTTCAGAAACTCAATCATGCCAATGCGGCGAAGGCTGCGAGTGTGGGCCGGAATGCGAATGCCAAAAGCACCATTGCAAGATGGAACTCGTCGCAACGGAAGCCAAGTTATACCCTGGCACGGTATGCCCCAAAGGCATGGAGATGCAGGGATGGCGGCATGGTTATATGGGATACCAGGCCCAATGCTTCAAGCACGAGCTTAAGTCAGTTTGCCCTACTCCCCACTAACGGTTTAAAGGCTTATGGTAGCTTTGGTGAAAGAGGGGGGCCGTTACTCCCCTCTTTTTTTATTTCAGAGCCACCTAGCTCAATCCAAACCTTCCTCAGTACGTCTTTCCTCCAACCTTGGACCCTATCAATCTTTGAACGATCCAAAATGAAGGGCTTTCCGTTCTTCATGCCGATCCCATGGGCTTCCCTAGTGACCGAGCTTTCCAATAGGTAAAACCGGAAACTGGCCGCTTCGGACTGTACCTGTGACAAAAGAACGGTTTTGGGTGGCTCTGGTTGCGGAGCTGTTACCTGCTTCTTCTTCTCTGGCTTATTGTCAGGGTCATACATGGTCTTATTCTAACCCTTTGAGCTTACTAAGCAGCGCCCTAGCCTCCTCGGGGATAGCCTTGGCCATGGGCTTGTCATACTCCTGCAGAAGGATCTGAGTGGCTTCAGCTCCCATAACCCAATTCCTAACCGTAGTGGCGTCTTTGGATACTGGATCTACAGAGTTACTATAAGACTTTCTTATTACTTTTATTTCCTTGTGGCTCTGTATCTTACCAGGTGGTCGAAACGCTGCGTTAAAAGCTTTGCTAGTAAGGCTGACGAGAGTTCCGGTAGCCATTGGCTTCAAAACCAGGAGCCCCTTTTTCTCAAGCTCCACAAGGCATCTTTTGAAAGTCTCTCTGGCCATCCCGCATTCTCGGGAAGCGGTACGCATCGAGCAGACCACATCCCCAGGCTTCAGCATGATGATCTGTTGTCTGTCTCGCCAGTGGCCTAATCCATAACCGGCCTGGGAGGTAACGTAGCTCCAAACCGCGATCCGGCATTTGTTACCGAACACTTGGTTGATGAGTACGTTTCTATCTGTCTGGTAAAAGCCGCGTTTTAGGGGAATCGCCATTTTCTAATATTTCCTATTGAAATGGAACAACGCGGCGAGCTATGATCTTCTTGCGTTTAGAGGAAGATTTATAGCGGCCACGCTATTCGTCCCTCGCTAGCTCAATACTGGCGAGGGATTTTTTTTGCCAACTCATCTGCCAAACCAATTTTTGGCAGAGTAAAAAAACAACTTTACATGGAGGACTGTTTTGATAAGACAGGCGCTCCATTGTTGTTGTTCAAAAAGCAGCGGAGAGTTAGCAAAAATTTTCCCGCTGTTTTTTAAGACTTGAGAAGTATTCGATCCCATAAGGCTCGTCAATGAGCAGGATCGAAACAATAAAGAAAAACCCCTGTGGGCCTCCCGGCTCCAGGGGTTTTTTGTTGCATCAAATGTCACTGGACATCACTGGGCGTACCCTGACGTCACTGGACGTACTTCTAGTGCTTGCGAGTGGACTTGGCCGAAAGGATCTGATCGCAGATAGCGGTCAGGAGCTTATCGGTGGTTTCGCCAAGGCTTCCGTAACCTTCCAAGGATTGAACCTTCTTCAGCTTCTTTTTCGTGGTGCTGGCAACTCGCACATACAGCTCGATCTTCCCAGGTTTGGAAACAACGCGCTTGGCAGCTTTCTTGGCTGTGGCTTTCAATTCAGTTTTTGACATTTGTCACTTCTTCTTTCTGGGTCCGAATGATCTAAGTTTGAAGAACCCAGCGCCAAAATGCCTTGGATGCTCCTTAATCGCAAGCCTTGCATATAGTGCAATGTAATTATTGGAGAGCTTATAGTCAGTTGAGATAGTGGGCACATCGTAATTCCATCGCAGAATGTGCCAAATAGCCTGCTGGGAGTACCGCTTTCGACCTTGCAAAATTGCCTGGAAGGCTAGTTGCTTGAAGAGATGATAAACGAAGGGATTCTTGCGGTGGAACTTTTTGAACTCTTCCAATAGGGGACCAGGGCAGCCTTCAAATAACCTTCCCGTTACACGCATTCGCAAAGCTCCAAATAAGGAGCTGGGCTCTAACGGTTAAGAAAATCCTCGCAAGCGTTACCCAGCGCAAATTTTCAGCATCGGTAAAAACTACTGAAGAAGAAAAATGCTAACAGGCTCGCCGATAAAAGCAAGGGTCAGTGAACGCCAGGAGCGGGCGGCACAGGCGGGGAGCAATCCGGGCAACCAGGCTTGCCGCAGCCAGTTGCTGCCGCCTCTTCTGCCAAAGACTCAAAGACATTGATGCAGTAGAGGAATTCGTGATGCTTCATCTGAGGGAAAAACTTTTTCTCAACCATAGCCAATTGAAACCGCGCCGCTTCCATCCCACATTCTGTGCAGGTGAAGCAAAGATGTGCTCTTTGATGCACAAAGGCTTTTGGTGAGTATTGGTGGGCCGTCATGACAAATGGCTCGAAAGCAACGGGAGCTTTGCAAACCTTACAAGCCCCAAGTGTCGTATTCATTCGCTCGATCCACTTCATTACTTCCTGAAAATTTCCGTCTTGCGTAATGTTCTTAACATCCCGTGCCATAACGATCCCCTGAATCACTGATAGAATTTAAGCCAAACCCCTATTCTCTAACGGATCGGGGCATCATTCAATCATCAAAGGAATGAAAATGCCTAAGAGCGCGGGCCTGACGCCCAAGCAAGCGAATTTTTGCCTCGAGTACGTTAAGGACTTCAACGCAACACAAGCAGCAATTAGAGCAGGGTACAGCAAAGGCGGTGCCCAATCTCATGCCTCTAAGCTACTTGCTTCCACATTGGTTTCCGCGCGCGTGCGAGAGCTGGCGAACAAGGTACGCAAGAAAGCGTTGCTCGAGGCGACCGATGCCTTGAAGTGGGCCATGGCCGTTGCCAGGAGCGATGCCTATGAGCTTGTCGAGATCAACAAGGGCAAGATGACCCTGAAGGACCAACCCAATAAGAAATACCGTAAGGGAGCCATGGAATTGAGCTTCTCCGAATCCGACGGAGAGACAGGCTCCTCCTCATCCTGTAAAGTTCGGATGCATGACAAGGGGCAGGCTCTCAGACTTATTTTCCAACATCTAAAATTGGTGGGCGATGACAGACCGACAGATCCGAGTAGCGGCGTTGATGAAGCTCTCCACCAACGAGTTATGGGAGCTATTGAACGAATCCAAAAGCGAGAAAGTAAAAACCCAGTATGAAGAACTCCTCAGAGATATCTGCTCGTTCAACCTCGAGATATTCTCAGAAGTCTTCTTCCCGCACTACTGCCGACTTGAAGCCTCGCAGTTCCACTTGGACTATTACCAACAGGCTGAATTCGGCAAAAGAAAAACTCGCTCTGCTACTGCTGCACCACGCGGTTACGCGAAGACGACGCACAGGGCGCTCATCCGACCCATCCATGAT